CGTGATTCCCCTCGAGGTAAGTCAGCGCCGCGTTGGGACACGCCTCGCGAATCCTAGATAGCGCCTTGCGCCCCGCCTTAATCTCGTCCACCAAGGCGAGCGGGTTTGGGTTCCCGCCGTGCTGTGAGCACGATTCGAGCTCGAGGAAATCGCCGCCAAGAACGATGTGCTCCGGCTGCTCGTCGTGCGCGAAGTCCAGGATCGCTTTGAACGCGAACGAATCCGCTTCTGGGACATGGACATCGAAAAGCGAAAGGATTCTATACGTCGCGCCGGTAGACTCCGACTCGACGTGCGCGGGCGACTTGTCGGTGACGAGTTCGCGCAAGACTTCCCATTCGTCCGCCGTTATATCGCTCGTCTCGGCGGGGACTTCGTAAAGGAATTGCCCGCCGTCACCAAACGGTTGCACGTTTATTTGGTGGCGCTTGCGTCGCTTCTTGATCGCGCTCGTCGACAATCCGAGGCGTTTTGCCGCTTGTCCAAGCTTCAGCCACTCAGTCTTCGTCGTCATCGCTCCCCCGGTCTGCGATGTTTTGCAATGCCTCGACGATGTCACCCATCGTTTCTTGGTGCAACAAAGCGAAGGCGTTCGCGATTTCCTGCAACGGATGGTCCTGGTTCCGTCTGTACCCGTCGACGACGAGTCCCGCTATCGACTGCGTAACCGATAAGATGAAAGCCCAAAGAAGCATGTCCGCGAAACCTTCATCCATATCGATCCCCCCTAGCTGTTTTTGTCCGGTAAGACTTGATTTCGATTCGCCCCGACTCGGTACGAGACGTGAACGAAATTGTTTTTTCGGTGCAAGTAAATCTGATCGAACTCTGGAACGGTCGCAATAATAAGCGCGTGCAAGTCCGCCGCGTCCATCCCCGCTGCGTAAATGTCTGCCGCCTCGCCCTTGATGTGCTGCGACGTCGTCGACCCGCCAATCGCCATATTTAATTTTAGAGAACGGTAGCCCGACGTCACAACGATGGGCGAGCCGATTCGTTGTCTAATCGGCTCAAGAACGCGAAGGCAAAGCATGTGAAGACGACGTACCGCTTCGGGCGGTGGGTTGTTCGCCCATCCCATTGCCGACGCCGTCTCAGACCGAACAAATTCAGAAAGATGGAAATGTTCGGATAGCTGCATCATTTTCCCGCGAGAATCCGACGACCACTTTTCGACAACACCGCCGCGTGAACCGCTCTGGTTTCGCCCGCCTTGAGTTTTCGTCCGAGTTGTTCCTCGACTTGACGGGCGACCGCTAAAAGCGCATCATCAATCTTGGTTGGCGTCTTGTCGTCGATGAGGTCAAGCGCCTCGGTGATGCCCTTCGCAACGTCATAGGCGAATCGCTGCTGGTCGCGATTGAGTTTCTCGAACACCGCTTTGACGATGACAGGAACGAGAACGAGCGCGCCGAGAGAGATTGCCCCCACTAGAACCGGCTCGATGGCTACAAGAATCTTTAACAATGCTTCCATTTCTATCCTCCAAAAAGTTTCGCAAGCGCTCCGACCGCTGAAATCCCCGATGCAGTCGAGACCCCCATCAAAACCGCACGCCAAAGCTCTAGTTTACCGACTCGCTTGTCGAGTTCCACAACGCGACGGTTCAATTCCTGACCTCGCTGTTCCGCGATAGCGATTTTGATTTCCCCGATTTCGTTTCGCATAGCGCGCATTTCGGCGAGAATCTCTGCAATGTCCAGCGTTGTCACATTGTCCCCCCTATCTCATCCGCCGCACCGGATTCTCCGGCTCCACAACGTATCCTCGCCATTCGTTCGGCAGCACACCGCTAAAGTTCACGTGCCACCCCTCAAGCGTCTCTGAGCCCCCGTCAGGAATGATGCCACCGTCGGCATCTCGGCGAGGCACGACGAGCGTACCAAGGAAGTCGAAAGCGTGCTTCATAGATGCGCCCTGAACCGTCCCAGAATCCAGCGTGACAGGCTCCAGCCCTGCGTCTGGTCCGGCGTCCACCATTTCGATGTCCGCCCGCCAGAAGTCGGTTGAGCGAATCTCACGGCGAAAGGTCTGCTCGTCTGGAAAGCGAAGGTAGAAGTTGCCTACGAGGGGCACTGGCCCTGCATCGACAACGCCTGCATCCAAGGCAACGCCTGCATCCTCGGGCGACAAGGCGATGCCACCGACAACGAGAGCTGAGGTCAGGATTACGCCGGTGACGACGTTGGATGTGGTACTCATTGCGTGATCACCTCAAGCGTGGAGTCAGCCTGTCGGACGGGCCAGTATGTGAGTCGGCGAATGTGGCCGTTGAGGTATGTGTCGGACGCCTGCATGGCACCCACGCGCATCCTATCGACTGTCGGTACGGTATCGGTCGCAGTTTGCACCGCAAGCCCGCCAACGGTGGCGGCCAAATCGTTGTGCTTGTATGCGCCAGTCAGGTTGAAGAAAGTGTACGCCGTGATGGTGCCGGTATCGAGCGTGGAGCCTGCGCCACCATCGATGACGACGAACTCCGGGTCTGTGCCGTCCGTTTGCAGCTCGCTGCGCTCGTTGGCCGTGTTGTCATCGATGCCGACGATGCCACGGGTGCCAACAGCTGGAGTACTCGCGGTGGCGTACACCGTCCCCTCCGTCGGCTCATACCACTGATACGCCTTGCCCACGACGTCAACGGTGCGCACATAGTCGGTGGCCACGGTGCCGGGCTCTAGCTGTGCGCCCCAGATAAGGACGCTGCCGGCTACATCAGACCGAATGAAAGGGTACTGCCCTGTTCCGGTATGAGTAAATCTTTGCCACTGGGTAGTAACAGTTACCGTGGACAAGCTCGCGCTTGTTGCGCCGATTTTGATTTGCTGCGTTCCGCTTTCTGTGCGCAAGTAAACAGATTCGGTGTTTGTCCCAGTTGCCGTTGCCGTATAGTTCTCAATCCTGCCAGCCGCCGTTCCATTGTAGTTCACCCTGTCTGCCGTCATCGTCCCATCAGGTGCCTGCGCAACATCGTTATCGACTGTTGCACCATTCACCTTCGTCCAACGCTCAAAATCCTGACTATCCGTCAGCAGGTTTCTCGTCGTCGTGTACTCAACGGGGTACTCGGTGGCGGTGAGGCTTGCGCCCCAGAGGTAAACGCCTGAGGTGCCGTCTCCGGCGTAGCTCGTCGTCGACCCATCGGATGCAAGATAAACCGAGGTGTAATGGGTTGCGGCCGTGGTCGTTTTGGTAAGCTTGCAGCGGTACCAGCCGTTTCCGGCGTCTTCAATCGTGGCAGAGTAGCCGCTGTCTACCGTGCCGACCGTGCCGCTGTCCAGATTAAAAAAAGCGCCGTTTGCTGCACCCGTCGACAAAACTAGTTTTAGCCACGCGCGTTCTTTTTTCTTCGCATAGACGGACCAAGTGTGCGGCGCTGCCGTCGTCACCAGAGAATCGTACAGAACGTGGGTGCCGGTAAATGTCGACTCGGTTGCCAGGTCTGCGGTCGTCTGTCCATCCGGCGAAACGATTTGATTAGCAGAAACAACATTCATCCCGCCACGGCCCCACCCGACGTCAAAGCTCTCGCTGTATTCGGAAAGATTCGTCGTCGAAAAGTCTTCATCTTGGACGGCTGCCACATCGGCGTAGCGGGTTTGCGTTGCGCTTGTCGTTGGCGCGTACGAGGTCGCAAACCCCCCGACCTCGAACTGCATTCCCCACGCGTGGATTCCATCTAACGGCACGAGCGTGAATCCTGCCCGGAACGACGTTGCAGTTGCTGGCAGCGTAGTGGTGAATTCGTACCGCTGCCACTCGTCGGTTAAATTTATGGTTTGCGTCGAACCGCCGTTACTATTGTTATAAATCCAAAGCGCAACCGTATCCTGCGCACCGGCTTTTTTGACATAACCCGACACGGTAACGGTCTGCCCTGCCGTCGGGTAAACCGTCTGCAAAAACCATGGAGAGTTTCCGCTGGCCGGATTGTCTGCAATCAAATCGGCTGTTTGTGTGCCGTCCGGTGCCGTAGCAACATTCGCTGTGACGACGGTGCCCGCCCCACCGTTTCGGTCCCACGGCGAATTCTCCATTTCTTCGCTGCGCAAAAAGTAGTTCGCCCTCGCCTCCTCCACCAGAAGCCCCAACGATTCGGCGTTAGCGTCGGAGATTGACCGGGTTTCGGATAAGGTGCGGACGTAGGGGCCTACGCTGGGGGCGGCTTCGAGTTGGGCGCCGTAAACGTAGATTCCTGACGTGCCGTCACCATCGTAGTTGGTGCTGTTCGGCGCATTGCAAAGAAAAAGCGTTAGGTAGGTGGTACCCGCATTCATATCCTCTTCGAACGTAATCTTCCTCCAACCTCCACCGGCGTCGGTGATTGACGCTGTTGCCGTCCCCTGAGCCGTGCGCCACGTCACGGTCAGCGCATTTAGATCGAACTCCACATAGCGAACCGTTGCGCCTGTGTAGCGAGCCTGCACGATGTTCCGACCGTCTGCTTTCGCATAGAAAGAAAGCGTATGCCGTCCCGCTGTCATCGAAAGCGTTTTCTGCACAACGTGAGAATTCGCCGGTGTTGTGTCTTCACGTAGCTTGTCCGCTACCTGCTCACCTGTCGTCGGTGCGCTTGCGACATTTGCGTCAACTTGTAGCCGATAGGGGACCCAAACACTCGACTGATCAAACATCTCCGAATACGTGAGCAGATTCGTCGTCACATTCCCCGTCGTCGGCACATGGTCAAAACGAGGAGCTGCAACCTGCAATGATTCTGTTTTGATGTATGCCGTGGGTGCCATCGTTGCGGCGTCGGTTTCTTCGAGTTGGGCACCGTAGATGTAGATGGTCGCACTATCGCTTGTCGGCACATTTCCACGCAGACCGATGCGAATATATCTTGTGCCGGTCGCACTAGAGACCCTTGTTGTCGTAACCCTTGTCCATTCAGTTGTCACCGATGCATATTGCGTATTCTGAGAATCACTATCCAAAAAAATGTCGGCAGTTCCGCTATCTGTGCGAACCCATGCCGAAAGGGTATAGCTGGTGCCAGACACGCCCGGATAGCCCTGCTGTATAAACGAAAAATCGCCAGACGCAGTTCCGCCGTTCAATGCGAACGTAATTTTATCTGCCGTTTGCTTACCGTCTGGCGCAATCGCCTGATTCGCTTGCTTTATTGGTGCCGACGCTGTGCCCGCAGTTGCGGTCGCCCACGCAGCATTGTCAAACTGTTCCGAATACAACAGGAGATTCACCGCCGCATCATGAATAAGGCCGTCGCTGCCGACGTAGGTGCCGGGGGATTGGGCGGCGTTGCGGGAGAAGGAGACGATGGAGGTTTTGCCGCTTACTGCGTCCGTAAGGTCTTTGTATCGCGCGAAGTCGAGGTCGAGGCCCGGCTTGCCCGCTTGCTCGTACAGTTTATCCATGATCGGCGCGGTCCGGAGTGAACGCGCGCGCGATGGGCCGATGGACGGAAGCCCCGTCGGATGCGTTTGGAGTTGTGACGAGATGGTAAGCGCCGCGACGAGCGCGAGCGCGCCCGTCATCGGGTCGTTCCGAGGACGTTAATGTTCACGCTGCCGGAAGAACTTTTGCAGTACCAAAGCGAAGCGGGTCCAGGTACGTCGAGAGACGCAACGCATCCGGCCGCTGTGCAAAGCGAGACGCCCTCGGTCGCCGCTTCTGCATTCTTGGAATAGATGTAGACCGGCGTCGCGCTCGAGGCGATCAGCGAAAGAAGCTGCGCGCCCTGCGAGCTTGCGTTTCCGAATACGTCTGCAAGCGGAACGGCGATTGCTGTGTCCGCTGAATCGGAACACGCCACGACGTTATGACCGGCTGCTCGTGCCGATTCAACTTGTGCCGTCGAAGGATTCGCGACAAGAAAGAACACGCCAGCGAGTCCGGCGAAAAGGAAAGCGGGAAGAAAGTTTTTCACGGTTTGTCCTCCGTTTTGCGATCGTACCCCGCGCCTGAACGAGGGGCAAAGGGTGTCAGTCTTGAGAGACTAGGGTAAAAGAAACGTAAGTCGTCGATGCGTTCGCGGCGCCGAAAGTTGTTCGCGCGCCCTTCCCGCTTGTGGTTATTCTGATTTGAAGCCGATCGCCAGCGGACGCCTCGACGATGCCCTCAACATCGCAATTGGAGATGATCGTATGTTGGATCTCAGTATATGTGGCCCCCTGTAACACAACGGCGGGCGTGTTGTTCTGCCGGTAGACTTGAATCTTCCCGCTGTTTGCTGAATTGGCCGAAGTGAACTCGATCGAAACCATCGCATCGACTCGATAGAGCCCATCGACCGGGCACTCCCACCAATAGCTCGAGGTGTCGTAATTGTTGCGCCTGTCGAACGCCTCGGCGTCGAACTGGATGACTTGATTTGTCACCGGCGTATTTGCTGCGTAGCCTAAATCTTGCGCGCTTCCGCTTCGATACGCCCGCGCCGCCGGAACCGAAAGCATATACTTCGGCGTCACCGTCCCCTGATTCGACCATCGCGACACATTGCCGAACTTGTCGCGGAATTGCGTCCGAACATAGTGCGTCTGTGTCGGGTCCAGGTTGAGTATCTGTGACCGGTTCGCGCGCGCGATCTGCTTGTACGTCGTCGCGTCTGGCGTAAAGCCGCTCGTCTGCGAAACGTGGATTTCCGTCGTATCGAAGTTGCGCGCTCGCAAGTCGTTCGGGATATTTTGAAAAACCTCCGCGCCGCCCGGGACCGGCGAGAGATTCGGCGCGGTCGTTGTTTCGATGGGTGGTGTCGTTGGTTGATTTGGCGCAAGTCCAGGCTCGACGAAGCGGATAACCCATCCCTTATTGCGGCTCGCGGGTTGCCCCCGTAGCGTCAACGTAGTGCGCGCCCCGCCATCGCCGAACGAGTGTGAATAACCGGTTACAGCGACGTCTTTGGTCGAGTCCCAATGATAGCCGTCGGCTGGCAAGCGATACAGATCCCCGTTGTCGACGAAGCGCCGGAACGGAACCTCGATCGATATGTCCGCTTTTGGCTCCGCCAAATCGCTCAGAATCGCATCGGCAAGGTCGGCCGCCTCGATGTAGCTGTCGATCTGCGAAGTCGACGCTTCGGCGATTTGACAAAACCTGTAGCCGTATTTCGCAATGGACGCAGCGTCGGAGCGTAGGACCGTGACGCGCGGCGCGAAGTTGTTTTCATCCGCGTTGTCGAAGTCGGAATAAATAACCTCGACGGCGTTCCGGATATCCGCGCCCTCGATTGACGCTCGCGAGACCTCCAAGATCTCCGCCGTTGTGAACGTGTAGTTCGGCGAACTCTTCGCGCGGTCTGGCTCAAACAACGTCAACCGGAACGCGCGCGCGCCAGCGTGCCATCGGAACTTGATGTTCCATCCAATCATCGACGCGAGAACTTCGAGCGCGGAAGATACCGGCTCGCGCTTCTGATAGAATGGACGAATGTCAAACGAGGGATCGACCGGCGTGTAAACGCTTGGAGTCCCCCCGATGTATCCGTAAGCGGTCCCGCCTGTGTATGGTCTCGGCTCGTTGTCGTCGATGATTTCCTGCATCACCGTTTGAACCGGAACGCCCGCCGCGTCTCCGTATGGACGTTGATCGTTCTCGAATATGAAACCAGAAGACTCGGACGCAACACCGCCAGCCGTCGCCTGAACCGTTCTAAACTGATCGAAGGCGATAATTTCTGCGACCGTCCATCGTCCGTTGTAATTTGTTGTTTCGTAAATTTTAATCTGATCGCCGACACCTAAGCCGTGGTCTGTGGTCGTCTGAACTATGACCGTGTTTCCGGCTCCGTTGTCGTCGATAGACTGTATCTGCAATGGTTCGCGCGCAATAAACGTATTCGCAAGCGGGGCCATTTTATCGCCCGCCGTTATGCCGATTTGGTCCGCGCCCCAATCGACGCCGGTAACATACCCCTCGAAAAGCGGAACCCAATCCCACGCGTTTGGCGTCATGCCCTGCGGGATGACCGCCGTATCGATGATAATGCGAGCGTTCAAGTCGACGAGCGCCGCATAGGAACCCGTTAGTTGATTCAATGGCGACGCCTGGACGTCATGAGCGAGAGACCACGAATCCACCTCGCGCACAACTGAGACCGTCGCCGACGCCCCCGGCGCGTCGATGTCGTCGGACACGTCCGCCGAGACGACAAGGTCTTGCGAATGGGCAAGGTCTGTTAGATCCCTTAGCGTTCCGTTTGCGTCTGCGATGCGTACCCGTAGATGATACGCGCCAGCGTCGGAATCGTAGACTGTCTCTTCGTCGTACGAGATGCCGAACGTCTCGCCATAAAGCAGGAACGCCGCATCCCGCGAAAGCGGATATTTCCAAACCGCGATGTCGTCGATCGTGCCGTCGAAGTATTCTGAGCCTCGCCCGTTCTGGCCGATGGTCCATCGCGCCAAGTCGCCGTCGTCGCTTTTTGTTTGTCCGGTGAACGTCTCTTCGTGGACAAGCCCGACATCTTTCTCGAAGGCATAGACGCGAATCCGGCGCGTGGTCGTGCTGTCATCCTCGACCGCGGCCACGATCAAGTAAGTCTTGTTCGCTTGAAGCCCTGCGCCCGTCGTGACGTTCGAGACGTTTGTCGACGTGCTGTACTCCCAAAAGATTCTGATTTCGGACCCAGAGAGATTGACGAGGATTTGCGTGTTGTCGTCTGCCGCCGAAGTCGGGCCGTTGTAGGCGACGATGGAACGGTTTCCGCTTACCGTGTCCGGCTTCACGACGGCCGACACCGCGAAGTCGGAATCTCGCAACGCCTCGAGCGCCGTTGTGCTTCCCGCGCCCTGAAAATAATCGTTTACGCCATCGAATGCGCGAGCGCCGGTCGAGCCGGGGGGAACGGCGAAGAGCGACGGGCGAACCTGCGGCGATCCGCTTTGCGTCAAGTCGTAGCTACCCAAAGCGTCGAGCGCGTTCGACGTTGCGCTCGCCTCGTCAAGTTTCCAATGCGCAAGCGTCGCCGTCGAATCCGAACGCGCCCCGACGTGGGCCTGTAACATGTGCCGCACTAGAGAACCTCTTCGAGCGTGAAGGCGATTTGGAACCCGGTCGTTATGCTTCCGCCGCTCATAAACTGAATCAATTCGTCAGAAAGCGAACCGTGTCGCAAGCGCATCGTAACGCTTTCGGATTTGAGCGCGTTTCCCGAAACCGTCAACGCCGGGGTTTCCGAAAAGTCGTTTCCATTTGTGAAAGTTTCGTGCATTGCGACCGTCGACACGAACGGCAGAATCACAACCCAATCCCACGACATCGACGCCCCAACACCCGCTTGGTTTGTGCCGTAAAGTTGCAAGTCGCCACTCGACACGTCGAACATGTTATCGTTCCCGCTCGCGGTGCTCCCGCCCTCGTATTGCGTCCCGCCGCTATCAAGGCTGAACGTCGCGACGCTCACGCTATCGTGCGCGATGATGGTCCACGCGCTGCCGATGTTTGTGTCGAAGGTAACCGTGTTTCCGCTTGTGACGGTGATTTGGCTCGATGCGATCGTGTAGGTTCCCGACGCAATGCCGAGCCCCTTCGATGAATACTGGTCCTCGAACTCCCAATAATGCCCGTCGGCCCTGAGGAGCGCCGTTGTCGCCTTCGCGTCCGACGCTGCGAGGATGGGTGTGGTCCCGCTGAACACCCGCGCTCGCGCCCTGGTGGATTGCAGGAGATGACCAGAGAAGGCGCGAGACGACGATCCGATTTCCTCTTCGGATACGTCGGCGCTTCCGTCGAGAATGGAGACTTCAAAGCCGTTGATCGTCAAGAATGCCATCGCTTAAACTCCGAACGCCGATTGACCGAACGGCGTTCCCCTTCCGCTTCCCTGCATCGCCCCAAACTGGAACGCGCGGAGACGCTTGATGCCCGTCGGTACGTTGGTTAGTTCTTCGTTGAACTCGCGAAGGCTCTTCGTCGATTCGTCACGTGCATCGGTTTCCATCGCCGTGATTTCTGCAAGCGTCATGAACTCGGTTTCAATCTTCGGGATCGTAACACTCAAACCCGCGAACGGTTTCTGCCCGAGAACTTCGATGTTTTGAAGATTGTCAAAGAACGTGTTGATCGCATCCGCGAACCCGTTGAACGCTTCTTTCCCGACGCTGAAGATACCGCCGAGAAGTTGAAACACCGACGCGAGCGCCTGCCCGAAAAGAATCATCGGGCTGAGAAGCGCGCCAACAATTAGATTTGCGACGGTTGCGATTGCGACGAGGAACGGCTCAAACGCCTTGACCAATGTGTATGCGATGTAAACAAGCGGAAGCAATCCGTCGACCAATGTATGTAGAAGCGGAACGATCAGCGACTTCAGAACAGAACCGAACGCCGCCAACACTTCGCGAATCACGACAAGAACCGGTTGAAGAGGCTTCAGCACGTCGGCGACCAAATCGAAGATCGGCGTCAATACGCCGAGCGCCTTGACGACTTCATCGAGCGCATCACCGAGAAGTCCGCCGACGATACCGCCGATCGCACTGCCGAGTCCCATCGCCGCGCCACCAGACAAGGCGCCCGCAATCGCGCCGCCCGCCATCGCCCCAAGCTCGGGTCCGAAAGTTGCGCCCGCCCGCCCCGAGACGACCGCGCCACCGATCTTCGTTACCGCTTCGCCCGCTTTATCGAAATTGCGAGACGCCGCCGCCGCCGCTTCCGCCGCTTCCGCCTGCCTTCTTGCGAGTTCTTCGGTCGACCTAATTAGCGGCTGCATGACATCGCCGAGACCGCCCGGCGCCGCCATCCCCAAGCGCTTCGCTATTGCCGGTTTATGTCCGATCTTCGCGAGCGCCGCCGTTATCCCTTCCGCCGCTGCGTCGAAGTCGGTTGGCGCAATCTCGCGACGATACGCGGCGTTCGCCGCATCGAAATCGAACATCTTTGGCTTTTTCTTGTCTCCTCCGTCGTCTCCGTCTGCTTTGTCCTTCTTCTCTTTTTCTTTTCTTAGCTTAATCTCGGACGCGATTAGTTTCTTCTCTTCCTCGCGAAGTCGGTTAAGTTCCGCCTGTAGCGTAACCCGCTGCGACTCGGTCACGCCCGCAAGTCGGCCGGGCTCGGTTCCCGCCATCATGCCCGCGGTTGCGCCTTGCGCTTGCGCCATCGTCGGCGAGACCTGCATCCCGGCAAGAGGATGCCCCATCGGATACGAAGCACGATAAAATCCGGTTTGCAACATGCGACCAATTTCGCGTTGTCGCATTGCGTTCTGTTGTCGACGGATATCCGCTTCGCTTTGCGCCGCTTGTGCAACTGGATCGGCGAGCGCCTTTGAAACTTTCTTGATGCTCCACGCCAAATCATCGAAGCGGTTCGCCAGGAACCCAACAAGTTTTGCTGTCTTGCTTCCGAGCGCATCGCCAATCGCGATTTGAAGCGCCTCGAAGTTCGACTTCATGATCTTAATCTTGCCGTCGAGGGTTTCCATCTGCGCCTTCGCAATGCGCTCCGCAATGTTTCCGGCGTTGTCGATTTTCTTGATCAACTCTTCCAGCTTGGTCGTCCCCTGCGTCAACGCCGCCTGCATACCTGGACCGGCGCGAAGCCCGAACAACTCGATCATCTTCGCGCTGTCGTCGGCGATGGGTTCGAGTTGTTTGAATATCTCGACCATCGGCTTCAACTTGCCATTGGTATCGGTGACGTTGATCCCATACTGGCGCATAATCTTTGCGCCTTCGGCCGTCGGATCCAGTAACTTGATGATGGTCCCGCGAAGCGCGGTTCCCGCCATGTCTGCCTGAATCCCGGCGTTACCCATGAGACCGATGACCGCCGCCGCTTCTTTGAACTCAACGCCAGCGGACTTCGCGACCGGGCCGACGTATTTGAACGACTGCCCGAGTTGTTGAAGCGATGTGTTCGAGTTCGTGAACGTCGCGACGAGAACATTGTTTGCGTTGTTTAGGTCTTCGGTTTTGAGACCGTATCCCGCCATGATGTTGGTGACGGTATCGGCTGCGCTTGCGACATCGACCATCCCGGCGGATGCGAGTTGTAGGACGGCGGGCGTAGCGTCGAAGATTTGGTTGGTCTTCATGCCCGCCATGCCCATGAAGCCCATCGCGTCGGAGACTTGCCGAGCGGTAAACTCCGTGGTTTTGGCGAGGTCTTGCGCACGCTCCGTCAATCCTGCGAACGCCGTCGTGCCAAGCGAGTTCGTGACCGCTCCGACGCGGACCATACCGCGCTCGAACTCCGCGAAGACTTGCGTCGCCTGCACGAACTGTTGCGTAACCTGCTGAATCGCTACAAGTCCGCCGATCGCCTTGCCGAGTTTTGCAATACCGCTCGTCGCTTGTCGAGTATCGCGCTTGAATTTGTCGGCGCCCTGCAAGCGAAGGAGGACATTCAACGGACCGAGATTCAACGCCATCGCCTATCGCCTCCCCCGCCCGCTTCGGGCTTTGTTGCGCGCTTTCTCGTGCGCCTTCTTCTCTTCTTCCGCTTTGAGTCGGAACCAAGCGATCCAGATATGCAATTCCGACGACGACATCTCGAACACCTCCGCGAGAGATTTGCCCAAGTTGTCGCCGACGTAGCACGCCGCCTGCAACTCGGAATCGCGCTTCAGTCCTTTCCCAAGTCGGCCGAACCACCGACGAGTTCAGCGAATGCTCCGGTCAACCTGGAAACGATACCGTCGGCGACGGGTTGCGCCGCAAGCGCATCGTAATCCGCATCATCGAAGACACGCGCGCCGCTTTCGTCGCACGTCAAAGCGAGAACCGCCCGCAATGCATATTCGAGTTGGTCAATCTCGCCGCCCTTCAGCTTACATTTTTGCGCAAGGTCGCGAGACTCTCCGACGCTTGGCTCCCGAATATAGACCTTGTCCCCGTCAAGGTCGACTTCGGTCTTTCGGTATGTCGGAGATTTTAGAAGTTTAGATCGTAATGCGTTGCGGTCCATGGTTCACCTAGTAGTCGAGAGACCATGACACGTCTCGCCCCTCGACGGATTTGATTGACGCGCCGACGAAAGAGTACGTCGATTCAACCAAACCGTCCACCGAAACCGAAGTATCGTCCGACTCGATTCTAACCCGCGCCCGAAGATGCGTTGCCGATGCGGAACCCGTCAACATCCAGGTCAGATAGACGATGTCACCGTCCGCCATAAGGTCAGAGATAGCCGTGGATCCTTCGTCGTACACCAGGAACGAACCCGAGATGTCGCGCAATCCAGCCTTACGAGAAACAGACGTGTCCTCATAGACCGTATCGTCGAGCATAACGAGAGACGTCGAGAAGTCTGCGCTGCGCACGTCCGCGATCTGCGAAAGCGGAATATAATTCGCGTCGACCGTAATCGCTCCCGATGGTGTGTAGCCCGAATCAAGGACGATTATCCCGTGAAGATAATCGATTGACGCAATGTTGATCGCCGCAATCGGAACCCCGCCATCGTCCACCGTGACGGCGATCGTCGGGTCAAGAATCCGTTTCGCTGCGTTCGTGATGCGGTACGTCTTCCCGGTGACAAGCGTCGTCGCTTCGGCTGTCATCGAGGTTGACGTACCGCTTCGATATAGCTTTGCGCTGTATCCGGCGGTAGCCATGATTTCACCTCGATTAGTTGGTCAGAGTTGGAGCGCCTGCGGAGACCAGGTTGTAGGTCACGTCGACGGTCCCATCCACCGCTGCGCTGTAATCGATGGACTCGATCAAACATGGAACCTCGAGGTCGGGAGGAGTCGCGCCGTCGAACTCGACTTTAACGTATGTTAGAGTCCCGGTCCCGTGGTTGTCCTGCAAAAGCGCTTGTCCGGTTCCGGTGTCGAAGAAACCCGAAAGCGTAACCGATACGTCGCGCAAACCGGCGAGACGCTCCATCGCTCCGGCGTTGCCCTCGAACGAGGTCACGTCGAGCATGGTGCGATTGTCGGTGATCGACACGTTGTTGATTCCGGTGATCTCGGTCGAAGGGCTCGATGAGTTTCCGACGTTGATCAATACGTTGTAGCCTGCGAGCGATGCCATAGTTTCACCTCTTCGGGGTTGAGTTTACCGACGCGGGCGAGCGTCGGCAAAGGGTGTCATGCCTCACGCCATAGCGTGAGATTGAGAGAGAAAAGCGGATGTTCGTTATCGTCCAGGCCAAGATAGGCGGGCTGGATCGCGGCGCATCTCATATAACCGGCGACGGTTGCAAGGTGCAAAGCGTCTCGACATGCCTTCGCGTCCGCTTGTGCGGCGCTGAAAGCGTCCACGTTGCCGCGTAGCATAACCTGGACGTTGTGCCGCTGAATGGGCGTTCCCGAGAACTTGTCGAAAGGTGACGGCCCCCCCACCGTCAAAACGAAGATTGCGCGATGCGGAATCACACTAGAGACCGCGCGCATCGGGCCCTGGAACAAGTTCGCCCCGAGGGTGTACGCGGAAAGCGGAGACGTTGCGACAGCGTCAATCGTTGCCGCGATTGCGACATCGGGTTCGCTCATGAGTCACCGCCTCGCTTTCTTCGGTGTCTTGATTCGCCCTGCATGACTTCCTCGCTCGGTTCTTTTTCGTGCGGAGAGTAACCACGTCTCGGCGCCCTTCCACTTTCGAGCGCCCTGTCTGCGAGTCGTCGCACCCGGGCGCGCACCTCGTTCTCTTTGGCGTCGATTGCGTTCTGCAAATATTTCGCCTCGCCGACCTCGTGGTTGTAGCTCGCCTCTTCGTGCTGCCGAACCGCGTAGGCTTTCGCCGCGCCGCCGAACCCTGCCTCGACGAAGACGTCGTTCCCGTCTCGACGGGGAAGGGTGACATATCCTGAGTTCTGAAGGGTGCCGACATCGAGCGGCGCGCGCTTCTTCGCCTCGGTCATGATGATCGAAGCGCCCTGGTATAGCGCCGTCTCCGCTGCGTGCACCGCCGCATTGAGACGCTTCGCGAGTTCTGCTTGTAGTTGCGCCGCGTTCATCTCTTTCATAGGCGCGTCTCGTAATGGTCGATCGCGCCCTTCTCGTCGGGTAACGCGAGAACAGAAAGCGGACGACGGGCGAGGGTTGCGTCGGTTTCGTCAACGCCCGGGAGCCAAACCCGATCCATGATGGTGATCGCCACCTCGGTGATGATCAGCATATTCGATGCCTTCTCTTCGCCGTCGGCGTCATCCTTTACGCTTGAATCGTTCTCCACCCGCGCGGCGATTGCGACCGGGGGATCGTATGTGATCTGGCCGAACGCATCGACCGACGCGGGCGACGCGATGTAGATGGTCTGCGCAAGTTGTTTTTTCAGTTGCGCGTCCATCGTTAAGCGTCCGTTCGATTCCAGCGTCGAGGGTAGAGATAATCAACCTCTGGCATAACGTCGTTAATGCCGCGAGCGAAGCGAGGCTGAATCGCGTCGGTGTCGGTCTCGAGGTCAATCTTGCCGTCGATTGATTGACCGCCAAAGAACACCTCGCACAACTCCGCGCCCTGCGCGCGCAAGTCTTCGCCGAGTTTTCGGTACGCCGCCGCGCGCTGCGAAGCGGAAACCGAAAGCGCGCCGTTCTTTGTGTCGACCTCGCGCGAGAACTTCGCCGCGATGATGTCGCAACAATCGGCTGCGGCGAGGCTCACACTGTCGCCGCGCTCCGAGAGATAGAAAACTATCGCCTCGTTCGAGACCAGTTGATCGGTCGTGTCGGTGTCGCCAATCATGAGACGAACTTGGTCCTTCTTCGAGGACGCGAGCGCCGAATCGTCAAAGGACCAAGTCATCGTCTTCCCCTATTAAGCAAAGGTGATCGCGTCGGACACCGCGAGTTCCCCGTGGGGCAGAACCAAAACGAGATACCAAGTATCCGCGCCGCTCTCCGTCAACTCGAGGTCGATGTCTCCATCGGATTCCGAGGTCAGAAGAAAACACTTTCCGGCGACCAAGGGAATCGCAAGGCCATCCGTCCCGATAGCGACGCCGCCATCGGGAGCCGTAGCCGCGACCGAATCCCCGTTCGCGTCGTCGGACAAGTACGCGAGGACCGAACCACGGTTTGCGAGGTCGTTAGCGTTCATGTCTTGTAACTGAATCGAAACGATGATTGCGTTCCCTGCTTCCGCACCGACCGTCATAGACGCCTTGAATGGCGCCTTGTCAAGTTGCACTGAGCCTAGGGTGAGGTTGCCGAGAAGCGCCTCGCCCCGCGTCAAACGATTAGCCATTGTCTGAATCCTGTTTTTTTGTTCGCCGTCGGCGACGAGGTTTTGATTTCTCGACGATTTCTTCCGCTTCCGCTTCCCGCACGTATCGAGCGGAAAGAAGTCGCGGAAGATTCCCCCAATCGTCCGCGGCGACGACGTCACCGCGAACGAGTAGGGTTTCGCCAGCTCTGAAAGACTTCAGAACTTCAACGCGCATCATGCCACGCAAGAGCCGAAGAAGTAACCGAGGTCGCTTCCCACGATCTTGAAGTCGAAACACATATCGCCCTCGATCCGGGTCGTGCCGTTGCGCTCTGGCAACTCGATGGACGAGATGACCATGTCGCTCTGCACGCCTGCACCTGCGAAGAGTTCGGTCCAAGAGAACATGTACATCGCGGTCGGCACCTCGACGCCGGGAGCGGCTGCGACGTGCGCGAGAAGCGCGTTCTTGCCGGAGACGAAGTCGAAGCTGTTGCTTGCGCCTTCGAGACCGGTGTTTTTCACGGCCTTGGCCACGATGATGCGATCCAGCTCCAGCAAGCGGGCAACCATGTCGACGCTGATCGACTCGGCGCTGCTGTATTTGTAGCGGTCCACGATGTCGGGGTGATGCTTCAACGCCTTCCATGCCTCATATCCGAGAAGCAAGGTATTGGGCTTCAGTCCCGTATTTTTCAGCACGGAGGACACGCCGTCCTCGATGTTGTCGATGGGGTCGCTGTTGCTGTAGTCGTCCCACTGCGTGAAGTTGGTTCCGCCGACCAGGTTCGTCCCCCAGTTGGCCGCGAACGCTTTGGAGGCGAACTCCACTTCGCGACGGAGCAGCAATCGTTGGGTGACGAGCTGGGTCGCGTTGCGACGCCAATCCAATGGATTGTCGGTGTTCGCTTTGACGTCCCGAGAAACGTCTTTGTGGATGGAGAACTGCTCGGAGAAGTAGCTGTCGGTGGACAGGCTGTAACCTGCGCCAACGGACTCCGAGGAACCGGCGCGCTGTTGCGCCTCGTCACGGAACCAATCGCCTTTGGTGAAGACGTAATACTTGTCGCTTTGTTTCTGCACCGCAACGCGGGGAGCAAACTGAGCGGCAACAAAATCGGCTGCCTGTTGGATGTAGGCGACCGAGTGGTTGGTCATGATCGCGTCGACATGGACATCAGACGCGCTAGGTTGCAATGAAGGCATGAGTCTTATCCTTTCTTTGTGTCGACGTTATCAGGCCGAGATGTAGGGGTTCACGCAGTTGATTAACACTTTGATCACTTCGCCTTGAGCGGTAGCGGCTTCGAGCGCTTTGCCCACGACGGGGTCGTTGGTCGCGGGAACGCCAACTTCGGCGTCTGCCTCGGTAGCGATCAACGCGCCAGCGGAGATGATGCCGGAAGCGACTGCCTTCGACACGCCGAACAAACGAACGACGGCCGGACGACCGGCTGCGCTAGGTTTGTTTTGCAGAATACCGATGGGGTTGTCGGTCGTCGCGGTACACGCGGCGACGGTGTTCGCTGCGCTCAACTTGACGAAATGAAATTGTTTAGCGGAGAGATCGGCGGCGGCCTCGAAGGTCACGTCGCTGATGAGTTGCATATCAGTAGCCATTACTTAGGCTCCTTTCTAATCAGCGAGCGTATGCCGCCGCTGCGAGTTCGGGGTTAGTCTCGAAAGCCTTCGCCAAAGCGACTTCTTTCGTGAGGGAGGGATCGTTCTTTCGGAGTTCGTCGGCGATAGCTTGCGCGCGGCTGAACACGTCGGTTTCGGCGCCTGCGTCTTTGCCGACTTCCTCGAGAACTGCGGACTCAGACACCGCTTGTGAGGACGAAACGAGAAGCGCCTCGACCTTGCCAGCGACATCGGCGCCCGCGCCGTCGTGGATTGCGACGAGAAGGTCGACAAGTTCGCCAGCGTTTCCGCCGGGTACGCTGTCCATGTTCTTCTCAACTCGTGCGGCGATTTCGGCGCGCTTGGCAACGGCTTCCATCTCTGCAAGTTTCTTCTCGAGCGCTTCGCGCTTTGCGACTTCGGTTTCGAGCGCCTTGGCGACGTCGTCCGCTTTTTCGACTTCGACCGAGGTCTCCTCGGTCTTGACCGGCTCGGTCATGTCTTCCACCTCTTCGGTTTCGCCCTCGTTACCAAGAGCTTTGTTTAGTGCGGCAATCGCCGCGGGGATCTCGTCAAGCGACGAGAGAGAATCGATTTCATCGCGTAGAGACTTCATGATTTCGATCCCCTCGACCGCTTCCGCGAACTCCGCCGCGCTTTGTTGCATAAGCGCGAGTTTCTCGTCCGCGTCAATGTCTGCGCCCTGGATGCTTTCAAGGGATTCGTGTAGTGCCATCATGAGTCGCGCAAGCTGAGATTGCGCCTCGTCTTCCATCATGATTTGAGACATCGGTCGTGGTGCGCCGTAGTCTTCGCCGTAGTTCTTGCCCATCACCCAATCGGCGAAGCGGCGAAGCGGTCCGCGCTTCACGATCATGACGTGGGCTTCCTGGTTTGCGCCCTTGTCGACAAGCGAGACTTCGTCAAGTTCGAGTTCGGTCAATTCTGTTGCCATGGTCCTGGATCCTATACGCGCCGATCCGCGCGTTCAAGAGGGGTTGACATTAGTTTCTGATCGCCTTGCCGCCGATGGAAAACATCCGGAAGTTTCCTTTCTTCACTTCCGACCATGTCGAATCGTCATCGATCTTGAAGCCAACCCACCATCCGGCGCGCTTCTCGATGCCGAGGACTGCGGCTTTCTCCGGGGTCAAGACGAACGACTCAACCAAGCGTCCAATGCCCTCGGTCCGCTCATGCATCTCGCCTGCCTTCCGGGAATCGAGAACGAACTTGTAAACGGCGCTTTCAAGTTCATCTGGCGCGATGACATCGCCCTGTAAGTCCTCTAGGGGGCTTCCGTCTTCGTTCTCCAAAACAGAAGCCCAACCGAACACCAATCGCTTGTCGTCATCCAGCTTCGAAACTTCGAACGCTTTTTCGGCACGATCCAAACGGCGGACGATCGCTTTCGCCCAAGTGTAACCTTCATCGCCCCCCCAACCGTTCCAGGCTTGCCAGCCCTTGCCTTGTTCGTCCCAGGTTGCACCTTGCTTGTCGACTTCGTGCCGATCAAAGAACGCCTTCATCCGGCGAACCGTGTCCTCAGATAGCGCCTCGCGGTTCATGAGTTGCCGCGCCCGGGCGATTCCGACTGAAGTCATCCCGCGTTGCGATGGGGGTTTCTCTGCGCGCACCTCGAGCGCCCGGCGTGCGTTCGCCGCCATCGCCCCCGTTGGTTTATACGTTTCCGCTTTTTCCATGTTCAATCCTCGAAGACTAGGCCGATGGTGCATCGGCACGATGGGTGAAGCGGCGGTCGCTCGCTGCGCCCGATCCCGGTATCGGGAAAGAGATCATTCACGCCGACAACGGTTCCATGGAGCGCGGAGCAATACGGACACGTCCGCGCGGAACCGAACCCGGCGATCCACTCTTTCTTCGAATCGCTTGGAATCCATTGGTTATCTTGCGCAATCTTCCACGAATCCAGCGTCCCTTGATTTGACGCTGAGACGATTTCGGTTCTCGCGATATTCTCTCCTCGACGTCGAAGCAACTTGTCGTGATATTTCGCCGCTGCTTTGCTCGCCTCGCCCTCGGGGACACCGCTCGCCAGAAGTTCACTGTACCGTCGGTCGACCGCCGACGCCCATCGGTCGAAAAGCCCGGTTGTGTTCCCGATACGGGTTCGGATTGCGCGCGGCGGCTCGCCGTTGCGGATCGCCTTGTCCAGGATATTCTTTACCGCTTCGCGGGTTTCGTTGCTTATTTGCACGATCAGTTTAGATGAACGCTCGCGAATATAGACTCGGCTGTATGGGTTCTCGACCGTGAACGCCGTCGTGAACAGAGTCGAGGTCGTCGTCGAGACTCGACCGCGCAAGTCTCGGAATGAGCGCTCGCCAGCCTCGGTCATGACCGACTTCGTGGTTTCTTCCCACTCAGTTTGGAACGCCCCGAACGATTCATTCCATGGCATCCGAAGGATCGCTTGGTACGCCTGCTCCGCGGTCTGCGGGTCCAGCGAATCCCAAGCGGAAACGAGTTCGTTCGATGCGGTCTTGAATGCGCCCGCAAGTCGTCGGCCGAATCGAACTTCGTTGGCGTCGCCGTAGAAGTCTTCGGTGTCGATTGCCTTGTGGACGCAGCAGACTTTACCCATCGGCAAGGTCCTCTTGATCTTCCGCTTCTGGAAGCCCCGCTTGCTCGCGAACGTAGTTCTCCAGGGTGCGGTCTGGGACCACGACGGCCGCGCTCGCGGTCTTCTGCAAGAACTCGCCAAGCTCAGCAAGTCGAGGACGAGAGACCGGACCAAACGAGAAGCGGGGATAATCCGCGCGGTCCATTTGCCCGTTTAGTCTCATGAGTCGAGGGATTGCGAAGTCGTTGATCGGTGCGGCGATGCGCTCGAGAAGCGCCGTAATGGACTTCTCGAACATCTCTAGCTTTACCTCGCCAAGCGAACCGCCGAGACCTTGCGAACCGTCGACGCCGAGGAACATGACCTCGGCCAGAAGCGGCATCGCCATTCGTGACTCGTAGCGGCGAATCACGACGTCGGTGTCGATGGAATGCGAACCCGGCGACGCCATAAGTTCGAAGTCGTAGCCGGTCCCCTGCCCCGCGTACTCCTTCGCCGGTAGCATCATAAAGGCACGCTCGTCGCGTCGGATTTGCTGCCCTAGCTTCTCGAGGTCGGAGCGAATCGCCGCTTCCCGTGTGCCAGTCGCCGCCGCCATGATGGACGGGGGAACTCGGAGAACCGGAAGCCCGGTCATGTCTCGTTCGATTCCGATCGCCTCAATCTCGCGCAAGTTCTTCGCGTAGTGGTACGACGTGAACGAGTTGCGCAACATCGATCTGCCTTCGGGGTTGCCGTTGATCGTTTCGGTGCGGAAGAGCAGGCATTTTTCAATCGGCAGAAAGACTTCGCCGCCGTTCATCTGGATTTGGTGCGCGCCCTTGACGCCGCCGTCATCGTCGAACTTCCACCGCTGGATCGTCTCCGCCGGTCTCGGCCCCCACTTTCGCCATCCGACTTTGCCGTCGTCGTAGTCTGAGTTCCGCCGCGGGTCCGCGTTGTCGCCGTCGCGCAACTTATAGACGATTTCGATATAAGCGAACCCGAAGACAATGATGGAGCGCATTATCTCTGAAAGCGTATCATCGAAGCTTGACGACATATCGTCGAGGCATTGCGAAACGAATTCCATGTTCGCCGCGCCCGCCGCGCTTTCGGCGTCGTTCCGAACGTGAACATCGGTCTGCCGCACGAACGTCGAGATCGCTTGGATGATGGTCCCGACAATCGGGTCGTTGTCCGCCATCTCGCGAAGAAGCTTTTTCCCGCGCTCGCCCTTGAGTGCACGATGGAATTCATCGTCCAGCGATCCGCCGTGTTGTTTAAGGCCGGTCCAACCGAGGATATCTAAATCGGGTGCGCGTCTAGGTGCCATGGTTCGGGATCCTTACAAGCGAAGGCATAAAGCGCAAGATGTGTCAACGCCATCGAGACGCCGACGTGTCGGTGTGGAAAGCGAGCGCCATCTCTGCCGCCTGATTCAACCGAGCGAGCGCTTGTGTTGCGGCGTCCACGTCGTCGTCATTCGGCGCCCGGGGGAAACGAACGAGTTCCGCCACGACTTCGGACGTCCACGGAGCGATTGACGGGTGAGGCAGGTAGACGTTACCCGCCGCAAAAAGCGGCGCGACCGCGTGAAGTCGTGCTTCTTTGCCGCCGCTTGGGGATACGGGGATCAATCCCGGTAGTTCGTTGCGGAGCGAAGCGAGAACCGCCGGTCCGTTCGCCTTGTCCTCGACTAGCTTCTCTGTTGCCTCGATATGTCGCTTCGACATTTCTCGAATCGCGTCCAGGGTTTGAGGGAAGTCAAGGCGCGCGTGCGTTCGGTCGAGAAGAAAGAAGCGCGCGCCGGTGCGGGCCCAAACATGACCCGCGACGAAGTCGGAAGTTGCGTTGCCCTTGAACGCAAGATCCCAAGATTGGATTTGCACGTCGAGGCGCGGGGGAAGCGGCCCCTGTGGAATCTCCCGCGCGCCGTTCTCGGTCGAGACGACAACGGGGATCGGCGGTTTGGCCTCGAGCGGATACCAATAGCGAATCCATTCTTCTTTGATGATTGAACCGCCAACCGGCGTCGGGCTTTGATCGTGCTGCCCCGAGTAGCCGTAGGGACCGAGGTCGCGCTTGGCTTCATCGAGTACCGCGGGGGGAAACTTGCCGGGAAACAACAAGTCGCCCTTCTCTGTGCGAGGATCCTCGAACCCAATCGAAGTTACGCAACTACGTCCCGGGTCGTATTCGCTCGGAAGGCAGAGATGCTCATACCCGCCGCGCTCGAGTAGATACCCGGACAAGTCGCGCTCGTGAAGCCGCTGCATTATGACGACGCGCGCGCCCTTCGACATGTCGTTCAGCCGCGACGACATCTGGAAGTCCCACCACGATATGACCTTCTCGAGTTCATCGGGCGATGGAAACTCGTCGGCTTTCAGCGGGTCATCGACGACGACGGCGTCACCACGAAACCCAGTCGCGCCACCGCCCACGCCGATGGATTGACGCGCGCCAGTTCGATCATTCTGGAAATATGACTTGACGTTCTGATCGCCGCTCAGTTTCCAATCCGGCGAGAAGGCGGATTGGTACCAATCGGACTGGATGACCGAACGACATCGCACCGAATCGCGGATCGCGAGTTCGGCCTTGTACGACGAGAAAAGCGCGCGCCACGCCGGGCGTCGAACCCATTGCCACGCGGGCCAGAAGACAGAAACGAGGAGACTTTTCGCATGACCCGGCGGTATGTTGATCAAGAGCCGCTTGATCTCGCCGTTCGACACCGCCTCGAGGTGATCGCAAACCGCGTCGAGATGCCAGCTCCAAACGAGCGGCGTCTCTGGCTCGAGTACGGGCCACGCGTATCGAACGAAGTCGCGGAGATGACGCCGCGCCCGCTCCGCCTGGATTTGCTCAAGCGATGGGATCGTCGTCATCTATGATCTGCTTGTACGCTTTTTCCAGATCCGCGAGTTTGCGATCGTCCATCGACGACAAGTCGATCGCCGCCGCGACCGTCGTGTGCGTCTCCGACTTCGCCGGGGCATCGAGCCCGAGATACTTCGAGCGCCGTTCCTGAATGCGGATCACCCGGTCGATTGCCGCAAGATCTCCGCCTTCCGCTGCGGCTTCTGCGATCTGCAACATTTTATCGAGTCGACGCAATTCGAGATCTCTGACCTCGTGCGCTTTTTCCTCGGTGTCAACTTTCAGAGCCGCAAGCGCGCGCCGCACGCAATCGGCTGCGCCCTGCCGGGTGATGCCGAGCGCCTTCGAGATCTGATCGTAGGTGCAACCGCGCGTGCGAAGCTCGAGCGCGTCGTTTTCACGTTGCGCCGCAAGCGTCATCGACTTCGCCGTGGGTCGTCTTGCTCCTTTTGGCATAGTGCGCCGATCATAGCACGACGCGCCTGTTCTTGGCAACCGGCAACGGGAATCCCGCTAGCTCTCATGATTTCTTCAATAATCCAAACTATCGTCCCATGAGAGAGCCCAATCCCGAAATGAGTTGAAACATTTTCTTTCATTGCATTGATGATTTCTGGCTCGCTTTTTAATGCGCGATCAATCTTTTCCCCGTCGTCGTCCTTAACGTGAAAAAGCCCCGCGCCCCTCATGGCCTTTCGCGCCCACCGGTCGCCGTAAAAAACACTATGCTCTCGTTCTAGCCAGCCCAGCATCGCCTCTTTGCTTACGTCCGGCGCTTCCTCGTGACACCTCGCGCAAAGAAGCACAAAATTATCTGGATCGTTACCTCCCCCAAGCGATTCCGGCGTCATGTGTGCGCGTTCCGTGTTTCTCTTGCAACCGCAACACCAACACCGATCGTGCGCCTCATCGAAATCGCATCCCATTATGTGTTCGGGAATAAGCCGTTCCTGCGCCCGAATAATAGATTCTTTTGATGGTTTGGAGTTCATGTAAAGTCCCGAAAAAAAGAAAACCCGGCTTTCGACGGGTTCTTGTCATGCCGCCTTGTACGCTGCGAAGGCGTTGAGCGCCTGCTTGATCGAGGTCTTCTTGTAGTGCGCGAGCGCCTTATCGATGCTCGCCGCCAGCGTCGGCGCATAGAAGGGCTTGATCGCCAGGCGGTTACAGGAAGTGCCGCCAACCAAGATGCCGTTATCCCAAACGGTGATTTCGATTTTGTCGACGGTGTAGCTGTTGTTTCCGTGGTTCTCGATAAGCATTTGTCTCTCCGGTTGCGGCCCGCGCGGGCGGCGTTGTTGAGATCATTATACAGATCCTTTCCCTTTGCGTCAAGCGTTCGTTTGACGCAAAGAAGAAAAAAATAACCAGATCCACAAATCAGGATCCTCCACCGCGGGCTGCGGAGCATA